TCATTTATGGAAAGTAAAAAATCACACACAAAATTTAACTGCAAGTACGACAACATATACTGCTCCTAGTGATGCTTCAGATGTTCTTGAATTAGTTTTCAGAGATGTAAGTGGAAGCACAACGACAGATACAAGCATGACAAAAATATCAAGGTCAGAGTATGAAAATATACCTAACAAGTTTTCAACAGGAACACCTAGTCAATATTATGTAAGAAGAAATTTATCTAATGTAGAAATTAGTCTTTATCAAACACCCAATACAACCGACACACAAATAAATTATTTTTATGTGGCAAGAATAGAAGACGTAGGTAATTACACAAATGATCCAGACGCACCTTTTAGATTTTTACCATGTACAGTTTCAGGATTAGCTTATTACATAGGACAAGAAATTGCACCTGAGCGTTCTCAAGAATTAGAAAGAAGATATGAAGCAGAATTACAAAGAGCGTTGACTGAAGACAGTCAATCAACCTCTGTAAATATTGTGCCTCGTAGTTTCTATGTAGGGTAAAATGACCTTTGCAAATGGTAATCGTTCCTTAGCTATCTGTGATAGATGTGGGCAACGATATAAATATTTACAATTAAGACAAGAATGGAATGGACTATTTACTTGTCCTTCGTGTTTTGAACCTAAGCATCCTCAGTTAGATCCCGGTTATCATCCTGCGGATCCTGTAGCACTTAGAGATCCAAGACCAGAATCAAATAAAATTTTAAAAGCTAACTCACCACCAGGTCCCAATGATGCAACAACTAATACCTTTGGGCAACCAATGCCAGTTACGGTGTTTGTTGGTGATCCTGGAGATAGTGCTTTTATGACAACTGTGCAAGGAACCTCACCAAATGATGGTTCTGCACCAACAACCTCATCTAGTATGTTGCCTCAAATTCCGAATCAAAAATTGACACTTGTATCAGTGGTTGGTAATGTGACAGTGGTAATATCATGAATTATTCTGAACTTTTAGACAATGTAAGAAACTACACAGAGGTTACATCTGACGTACTTTCTAATGCAGTAATAAATGTTTTTCTTACAAATATTGAAAATCAAATTGATAGACTTATAGATACTGATGCACAAAGAAGATATGCAACAACAACTTTTGAAGCTAACAATGCTTTTTTAGATGTTAGTGGTCCAGAAGGTGGATTTAGGTTTGCCAGAGCTTTACAAATTGTAGCTGATGATGGAACAAGAACTTGGTTAGAACAAAGAGATGCCACTTTTATGGACGAATATTCAGTAGAAAGATCTACGACAGATACAAATTTTACAGGTCAACCTAAATATTGGGGTAACTGGGATGCAACAACTTTGATTGTAGCTCCAACTCCAAATACGGCTTACACAGTAGAAATGTGGTATGACGAAACACCAGAACGTTTAGGAAATGGTGCAGGTACTACATTAACAACAACATTTATATCAAATAAGGCACCAGAAGTTTTGTTGTATGGTACATTATCGGAAGCTTTTTCATACTTGAAAAACACACAAGATATGCAATTATACACACAAAAGTTTCAGACTGCTCTTCAAGCTTTCGCTAATGAGCAAATGGGACGTAAACGAAGAGATGAGTATGTAGACGGAGTGTTAAGAGTACCACTTCCCTCTGCAGACCCTAAAGCCTAAGGAGGGCATAAAACATGGCAATAAACCAAGCAGTCTGTGCTTCCTTTAAAAAGGAGCTGTTAGCAGGGGATCACGATATTGATAATGATACAATCAATCTCGCTCTGTACACAAACTCTGTAACTTTAAATGGAAACACAACAGCCTATTCCGCAACAAACGAAGTAGGCGCATCCGGAACATATGCAGCAGGTGGTATAACTTTAACAAGTCCAACCATTGGCTTAACAGCAACTAGTGCAACAGCTTCAACAGCATTTGTTGATTTTGCAAACGCAAGTTTTACATCAGCAACAATTTCTGCTCAAGCAGCTTTGATCTATAATAGATCTGCAGCTAATACGAATGCAGCTATTTGTGTTCTTGATTTCGGAAGTGTTAAAACATCAACAAACGGTACATTTACAATCGCATTCCCAACTAATGATGCTTCAAGTGCTATATTAAGACTATCTTAATATAAAAAGGAATTGCCATGGCAGATTCTTGGAATGAGGGCACGTGGGGACAAGGCTTTTGGGGCCAACAAAGTTCGGTCACAGTATCTGTTACTGGGTTATCGACAACTACAACACTAGGCACCGAAACCTTTGTTGGTGACGTTGTAGTCACACTTGATTCACTTCAAGTAACATCAGCCACAGGTACGGCGATAGGTGAACCTGAACACGTTGTTTCTGTAACACCCGTTACATTTGAAACACAATTATCTGGAGTAACTGTAGGAGAAGGCACAGGCGTTGTTCTGCCAAGTCTTTCTATGGCATTTACAACAGGAACTGAAACTGCCTCAGGTTCTGTTGATGCAGGTTGGGGAAGAGCAGAATGGGGTTCTTTTGAATGGAACGCCAACATTGAATTCATAAACAATGTCAGTAGCGTTACGATGTCTACTGCGTTGGGAACTCCTGCAGTAGAAGTAGGATCAGGTGTTATAGTTTCCGTAACAGGGCTAGAGATGACAAGTGCTCTAGGCGATACGACCGAAACAGGTACTTCCTTAGTTACATTAGACAGTTTAACAATAGGTGCAGCCCTATCAGGAGCTTCAGGTATTGCAGGAGAAGGAAACGTAGGAGTCATTGCTCCTTCTGATCAATTAGATTTTGCTATCGGAACCCCTGTTATCGACATATTTACACAGGTAGATTCTCCTTCGGTGGCCATGACTTCTGCACTTGGAACAGTAAGTGTTTCAGCAGATAAGGTAGGCACTTTAAGTAGTGTCGCCATGAATACTGCATTAGGAACACCTACTATTGAGGTTGGAACAGGTGTCGTTGTAAGTGTTTCAACTGTAGCTTTAAGCTTTGCAACAGGCACAGAAACAGCTACAGGTGGTGCCACAGTAAATGTGACAGGATTAGATTTATCTATAGTTCCTGGAGATCCCTTCTCTACACCATGGGCAAATGTTGTTACAGGAGCGAGCAACACTTGGACAGAGGTTGACGCAGCGTGATAACTTCAATATATTCAAAAAAAGGTTTTTATTAAAAAATGAGTACATATTCAGATAGATTAAAACTAGAACTCATGGCAAGTGGCGCAAACGCCAACACTTGGGGCACTAGAACAAATAACAATCTTAATACTATTGATACATTCGGTGGAGGCTTTCTTGCTAAATCTGTAGCAGGTTCCGCTAACATAACTTTAACAACAGGAGATGCTGATCCTTCGGCAGAAGCTGCTAATAAAGTTATAGAATTTACTGGTGCTTTGACAGGAGATATTATTGTATTCATTCCTGCTGTAGAAAATAATTACATCTTTTTTAATAATACATCTGGCTCACATACTTTAAAAGTAGCACCAACAGGACATACTGCAAACTCAATTACAATACAACAAGGTGCACACACCATTGCTTACAACAATGCAAGTAACAAAGTTGTTGACTTGTTTGCATCTTCTTTAGGAAATGTAAGTTTTAAAGGCGCAGGTGCTGTGGGTGGATCTGTACAAGTAAAATCAAACGGACAGGTTGTTGCTTCTTCATTTACTGGAGCAGGTGGAGATTTATCAGGAGTAAGCACTCTACCACAAAATACACAAATGGTTTTTTTACAAGCATCAGCACCAACAGGATGGACTCAAAATACAACTGCTGCTCTAAATAAGTCCACACTAAGAATTATTACATCAGGTACTGCGGGAACAGGAGGATCAGATGACTTTGATAGTGTTTTTGTAAGTTCAAAAACAACCTCTGGTTCTGCTTCTGCTGATATATCTCCTCTAACTGTAAGTGGAGGTGCTGCAAGTGATGTAACTTTATCAACTCCAGAAATTGCAAGTCATACTCATCCATATACTGGAGCTAACCCAGCTTAATCAAGAAGTCCAGGTCCTGCCGCAGCTGGAGCTTTAAACACAATAAGTTCTAATTCTACAGGTGGAGGTGGTAGTCACACGCACTCTATTA